TTTTTCAAGTATGAGAGCAAATACTTCTACATTAGTAGGAACGTTTATATTAGATCCTGTTGCTTTAGAATGGGTTCCAGTAACGTCTGTTCAAACTTCAGGTAATACTGTAACTGTATTGTTATCCGATGCAGGTAATCCTGTTGCGGCTAACTTCCCAACTGGGGCAGCTGCGAGTTACTCATATATAAATGAAGCTGACTTTGGATTTGTAAGAAACGAAAACCCATCCGGTGGAGCTGCTGGAATTATTGGTTCTTATGGAACAATATTACAGGCTCAATTTGCTAACGGTACATTAACTGATGGTGATGAGGCAGTTTATAAAGATGCATTAGGACAATATACTTCATTCTTAGCAATGAATGCTATAGATTTTGGATGGATTATTGATGGGGCAGGTGCAACTACGGCTAATAATAAATTACCAATTTCTGATGCTAATTATTATTTACCAGCAGTAAGAGTAACACCTTATGAAGAAGATTCATATACAAATCTAACTCCACAGTCTCAATTTACTATTGATGGAGCAGGTCAATTTGAAAAATCTGATAGTACTGCATTGAATCCATTATTATTTGGATTAAATGTATTTGGTGTACAAACTTTAAAAGGTGCTCTTAACTTAACTGTAGATATTTTAGCTGATTCATTAAATGAACCAACACTTAAACCAAATGAAATTCTTATAGCAACAACTTCACCAGAAGCTGCTGATATAATAGTAGGAAATTATATGGTACATTCAGAAGGTGGTGTAAACGGACCTTCAAGATTAACTAGAATTAATGTTGTAGAAGGTGGATTATCACCAACAGAATATCCAATTATTCCAGCTGGGACAACTGCAATGAAAGTAACATGTCAATCTGAAATAAGTGTAACTGCACAAGGTGCTATAAAAACTATAGAGGTTTATTATCCAATTGATTCATGGGTAGATTACCTTAATGTATTTGAATTACCTGGATTTGCATTAGATGCATCGAAGCATGTACCAGACGGTTCAAATAGTAAACAGAATAAATGTTTAAGTCCAATTTTAGGTGGAACAAATTTATTTAAAGCTTTAATTGATAGAGAAACAATTAACTTCCGTTATGTAGTAGATACATTTGGAAATGGAATTGAGGCAAATTGTAAAGCTATTTATACAAATTTATGTATGAGTAGAAAAAATGCATTTGCTATCGTTAATGCTCCATCGGCTAAAGACTTTAAGAAAAATACAAACCCAAGCTTTACAGATGCAATTGGCGGTTTATCATCTAAGTTTATATCTGAAGGTGGAAACCTTGCATTGAATCCAACAGTTAGATTCTCATTACCTGCAACAACGCAAGGTGGTTCATTCGGTGGATATTATTATCCATTCTTAACTGTTAGAGATTTAGGAAAGAACATAAGTGTTCCTCCTGCTGCAAATGTATCAAATAACTTTATTCTTAAATATGAAAACGCATTACCTTGGTCAATTGTGGCAGGTGTAAGACGTGGAGTAATAGGCGGAAATGGGGTTGTAGGATTAGAAATTAATCTTGATCAAGAAGATCGTTTCTTCTTAGAGCCATTTGGGATCAATCCAATTGTATTCCAAAGTGGAACAGGACCAACTATCTTTGCAAACAAAACTGCACAACAGGTTCCGAAATCTGCATTAAGCTCAATTAATGTTAGAGAGGTTGTAATTTATATCCAAGATGGTATAGAAGCAATTTTGAAAAACTACTTATTTGAATTTAATACAGCTCAGACAAGGTTAGAAATAAAAACATTAGCTGATAACTTCTTAGCAACTGTTCAAAATGATGATGGTGTATTTGATTTTAGAAATATAATGGATGAAACTAATAACACACCAGAGGTCATTGATCAAAATGTAGGTATCCTAGATACATATATTGAACCAACAAGAGGAATGGAAATTCTTGTACAAAGAACAACTATTCTAAGAACTGGTGCAATTAGTACAGGAAACTTCCAATAAGAAGATAAAGAAGACGAATATATAAAAAAACAAATAAAATATGCCACTACCACATTATACCCAATCAAGGGCCAGTAGCCAAAGGTACGAACCTATTCAGCCTAACCTATTTGAGGTGACTGTATTTTCACCACTAGGGGATGATACGGGTTTAATCTTAGAGCAAGTGAAATCTATAGGAGGATTAAATAATTTGAATCCATCAATAGATGCTGTAAATCAAAAATATAAATTTGCTGATAGATCTTACGCAGGTATGCCAGCTCAGACGTTTGTTGATTTAACACTTAACTTCAGTCTTAACTTGAATGAAGCAAATGAAAACTATATTTATAATACTTTCCGTAATTGGAATAATTTAATCTATGATCCATTAACTGGTGAAATGGGGTTAAAGAAAGATTATGTTGGAAGTATGATTGTGGTTCAATATAACAGAGCAGGAGATATCTTCAGAAAGATTACATTTAAAGATGTATTCCCAACAGGACAACCTGATTTTGTAGATGAATTGAATTATGAAACTCAAGATCCTGCTGAATTAACAATGACTTATCGTTGTGATCACTGGGTTGAAGAGAACGTAGGAGCATAAAACTATTAAAAACTGGGATTAGTAAAATATTCCCAGTTTTTTTGTCCTCACTCTAATATATAATATAAAATATATAATATAGAAATGATAATCTATAAACTACAACAAAACAAAACAAATAAAGTTTATGTAGGATATTCAGTAAATGACAATCCTAATAACTACGGAACAGGGAAATATATCAAAAGAGCAGTTAAAGATTTTGGTACTAAGGCATTTAAGAGAGAAGTATTAGAAGTTTTTGATAATGATGAATCTTTAGGTGATGTTTTAAAAAGAGTTGAATACTGGATTAGTAAGTTTAAATCCGACAACCCTAAATATGGTTTTAATGAAACTGTACAGGAATTAGTTCCTCAGAAAAAAAGACTTACTAAAAAATTACAGGTTTTATTAACACCTGAAGATGAAGATAGTCTTAATACAATAATTATACAAAAATCAATGGAAAACAGTACTAAGCCTGTAGCCATTTCTAGATATGTAAGACAGTTAATTGTAGAACATATCGTTGATGAAAATAAAATTGAAAAACAATTAATAAAAAACAATTAAAAAATGTCAAAAGAGCACGAAGAAAATATTAAAAAGGAATTTGCTGCTGCCGAAGGAATTGCAGTAGAGGCTACAGAAACTCCTAAAGAAACTGTTAAAGATTTAGGAAAGGTAGATGTACAAAGACAAATGGATCATACATCCCCAGATGATCCAGAAATAAAAAGATTAAATTCATTAGTAGGCTATACTAAGTTAGATTTAAATCAATTTCCATCAGGTGGAGCATTCTATAGAGATGATTTTGAAATTCATATTAGAGCTGCAAAGGTTGCTGAAATTAGAGCATTCTCTACATTAGATGAAAATAATCTAAAAGAAGTAGATGATGGATTAAACAACATAGTTTTATCATGTACTAAAATAATGTATGGTAATCAAAGAGGATCTTATAAAGATATATTAGAGGAAGATAGAATTTATTTAATTTTAGCTATCCGAGAATTAACATTTAAAACAGGAGAGCAAACATTAATGATGCCTGTTGGTAAAAAAGGTTGTAAGACTCAAGAGTGTAAAGCTCAAGAATCTGTAGAATTAAGAACAACTAATTTACAATTTAATAATGTTATAGAAACTATTGAAAAATACTATGATCCTGCTGATAAATGTTATACTGTAACAACCAAGAATTATGGTGAAATTAAAATGGCACCACCTACTATCGGTGTTATGAGGGCGATAACTGATTATATCAGAGATAGAGAAGAGAAAAATTTGAGTTGGGATAAATCTACATTAGCCATCTTACCTTACCTACAAAGAGAGTGGAGAGGTTGGAATGAAAAAGATATCTTTGCAAAGATTACTTCATTTCAAGGCTGGGATGCTACAAAATATACAATAGTATATAGGTTAGCTGAAGATATGAAAGTCGGTGTTAAACCTGAAATGGGATTCCCATGTAAAAGCTGCGGTGAGGAGGTCACCGTTCCCTTAACGTTTCCCGGCGGTATCAAGGCTCTCTTCGTTATTCCAGATATCTCTGCTGAACTTTTATAAAGTTAGAGTTTTATTATTAGAGAAGTTGCATCTCCAGCCTACAGAGCTGGATTTGCTGCCTTTCTATGAGTATGAATATACTTTAGAAATCTATAATGATTTATTAAAAGAGCGTAATAAACAAGAACAGCAAAATACTAAAGACACTCAAGATAAATACAATATGGATGGGCTAAAATCTCAGGCAAATAGAAACATGAGTCAATATAAGGCTCCTAAGATGCCTTCAATAAAAATGCCTAGACTATAAAATAAAATTCTAAATGGCCGCTGTAACCTTAGCGAATTTAATGGACCCTTTATCTAAGATAGAGGCTGCTGCACAACAAACTAATGAAAAGTTAGATGCTCTTATTGCAGTTTCTACTGGAGCTGCAAACGGTGGGGGTAATATGGCTATCATAGATGAGTTACAAAAGCAAACACTTTTACTTCAACAGATAGCAGCCTCTAATCAGGAGATTGATGATCAGACAGGGAGAAGTTTCGTTCAATTCGTTGCACAAGTATTTACACTTAAGAAGATATTACAAACTATTAAATCCAGTGCACAGACAATTGCAGGTGGTGATGGAGGAGCGGAGCGTGATAAGAATGCAGAAGGTAATTCTGCTCTGTTAAAAACTTTAGGAGTTGGTTCTATTAAAACTGCTTTAGGGATGACTCTTTGGGCTATTGTCCCTAAGAAAGGTGTAACTAAATTTGTTGATTTTATTGAAACAACCTACACTAAATTAGCAGAACAAGATAATAAAAAGGTTAAGGAAGGAATTGATAATTTAGCTGCAATGGGTGGTGCAATATTTAAATTTGCAAAAAGTTTAGCATTGGCTGCACCTCTTTTAATAATCGGTGCACTAGGAATTCCTATTTTATATTTAACTACTATATTAGTTACTCCCTTATTTATCTTATTAGGAAAGGCAGATAAACAAATTAAAGCCGGTGCAGAATCGTTGGCTGATATGGGTGGAGGACTAGTCAAGTTTGCAGCAGGCTTAGCACTCTTTGCTTTAGTATCTTATTTTGTTATGCAAGGTGGACTGCCTCTAATGATGACTATGGCAGGATCTATAATATTAATAGGTGGTGCAGTAGCTCTTTTAGGTTTAGTTGATAAACAAGTTAAGAAAGGATCTGTTGCTTTAGCTGCTATGGGTATAGGTTTAGTAATATTTGGTTTAGGGTATGCAGCTTATGCAGGATTAATTGCATTAACAAAACCAACAATGGAAGATATAGCACTACAAGCAGGAATATTGGTAGGGCTCGGTGTAGCAACTGCTTTATTAGGATTTGCGTTTAGTTATATTGGAATGGGTGCTCTTGCAATGATTGCTATGGGTGTTGGTTTAGCAATTTTTGGTTTAGGTTACATTCCATTTGCTCTTGCTACTAAAGATACTACAATGGAAGATGTTGGAGTACAAGGCGCATTACTATTAATGTTAGGTGCTGAATTTGCTTTAGCTGGTGTTGGTTCATTACTTATGATTGCAGGCGCAGCTGGATTTGCTGCCATTGGTGGTGCATTGATATTATTAGCACCAGGATTAGACGCAATAAAAAAGGTTGATTTTACAACAGAGGATGCGAAAAATTTAACAACCACATTAGCTGGTGTAAAAATGGCTTTCTTAGGTACTAAAGATCAAGGTGGTGCTGGTGGATTCTTTAAAAATATAGCGCGTTCTTTAGGTAGTGCAGTTCAAGGCCCAATGATGCTCTCTGCTGCTGCAGGTTTTGAAGCTGCAGGTAAAGCATTAAGTGCATTATCAGTTGGATTAAAAGATTATAAAAAATTAGATTGGACTAATGAAGAAAGCGTACAATTAGCTGGAGTTTTAACTGGTATTAGTACAGCCTTTGCACAAGCAGGTGGAGAAGCTGCAACCCCAACAGGTTTATTTGGAGCTGTATTTGGAAATGCGTTTAGTCCTAATGCAACTAAGAAAGGAATAAATTCTGTAATGGGTGCAGGTAAAGCATTAACCAGTATAGCAGTAGGTTTAACAGAATTTCAAAAATTAGTAGATAGTAAAGTAGATTTTGAGGTACTAGGAGAGGCTATCTCTACAACGGTTGGATTTGTACAAAGAGCATTTTCTGCTGTGGCTGAAGAAGGTAATGTAGATGCAGGTGGATTCTTTGGATCATTATTTGGAATTCAAAAGAATAAAGTAGCAGAAGGTTTAAAATCAGTACAAGGTGCAGGTAAAGCTTTAAACAATCTATCAG